AATAGATCAAATCCTGCATTGCGGCTCTCGACAGGGCAACTATTATAAGCATCTGCTGATTTCCTATAGAGATCAGCAAATGCATCATCGTGTGCAATAATAAATAGGCGGCTCATCGTGTTAGCCGCAATAGGTCACCCGAAACCCCCGTCAAATTTACTGAAGGCTAATGGTATCCTCCGCTGCAGCCTTTGCCTTATTTTCAATCACAAGATCCGGTGAGACACCGTCAAACAGTGCCCTGGCCACTTCCGTAGCCGCTGTCTCCTTTCCCTTTTCGCCGAAAGTGGCCTCCTTCGATTCCGTTACAACAGAAGACTTTGCCTTCGCCGCGGCAGTCTCTGCGGTTGCTGCCGCCAACTTCTGACGCTTATCCTCCTCAAAGAATGCATCGCGCTTGGCGGCATTCTCGCGATAGGCGCCCATGAGCTTATTAAGCTGATCATTGGAATACTGTTGCTCTGTAACCTCCTCCGGCTCCGGATCCCATGGCAACCATGCCCCCATCTCTGCAACGTATACATTGAAGTACGGGTCCTTCTTATGTAACTGCTGTGCCCGGGCGGATGCCTGTTCGTAGCTGCCGTAAACACCCCGGCACTTGAGACCCCGAATAGATGTCTGGAAATTATTGGCTGCGTGAAACTCATCCTCTAACTTAGTTCGGTGTAGCGTCATGAAGCGCTCGTAGGCCTCCTGAAGCGTGGAAGTCTTAAAGTCGGCCAGATTGGTCTTTACATGAGCTTCCAGATCGGCGGCCGTCGTCCTTGCAAGATCCTCCCTGGCCTTGGCGACCTTGGCCCCCAGGGCCTTCTTCTCTTCAACATCATTCTCGATCGCAAGTTCTACATCAGATAGAACATTCTGAATTTCCCGCAACTTCCCCATGACAAAGGATTCCGTTGCGTGAATCTTATATTCCAGCGAATAGAACTCCAGGAACTTATGAAAGAAGAAAATATCCTTCTTAGCAAGAATCTTCTCTGGGCTGAGGAAACTCAGACAGATGAACTTTTGACCCCGGATTTCATCATCGGCCTCAAGAAAAACCTGAGGGGGGGTTGCCATTTTCTGGATAATTAGATTATCCCGGCTTTAAATGAACGACAGATCCGTTCATAAAAATCCTTTACCCTGAGTATAAGATGGACAGCTTCACGATTACCGAGCTTGTTACTCGTGCCATTAAGTATTTTCTCGAGGGCCTCGCCGTTGCACTCGCCACCTTCATCATCCCCATGAAGAAGCCCTCCGTCGAGGAGGTTCTTGCGGTCGCCATTGTTGCGGCTGTCACGTTCGCGCTCCTGGACCTGATGGCGCCCAGCATTGGCCTCACGGCGCGCCAGGGTGCCGGGTTCGGCCTCGGCGCCAACCTTGTTGGGTTCCCTAGGGTTTAAGCTTCGCTTAAACCCGTCGGGTAACGGGTTCAGCTCCGCTGAATCTCGGTTCCCCCGTGTCTAAAGACACGGGGTTAACGGGCCGTCGCTCTGCGAGGCCCGGTTCCCTAGGGTTTAAGCTCCGCTTAGAATCGCCGGACTACTGTATAACAGGCCCCTACGCCAAATCCTATTATCAATCATACAATCATACAATCCCTGTATACCTGTACTATATGATTCGTATCACATAGTAGAGGAGGGATGCCGATTGACTGCAGCCCAATCGGTCTTACAGTAAGTCTTCCAGCAGATGCAGCTGCTCTCGCGGCCTACGGTACTCCATTACTTAATGATCCAGTTGCCTTTGATGACCCTGCCCTTACAGCATTAGCAGCTAGGATTAATCCTGTAGATATTACACAGTTAGGAATTGTACCCGACGCAAACGGAAATGATACTTTTGTTCGCCACCAAAATCCCGGTGTCCCCGTAGCTGATCGCCGAGACTCCTATGTTTCTATAGGCCCTGCAGGAGCCCCTATACGATATTATGTGAAAAGCCATATAGGTACGGGGACCTATGGAGCTATTGCAAAAGTATCTACTACAGAAGCTCCTGGCGGATTAGAATTTGCTCTTAAAATGCAATCCATCCCAAATGATGGTGGCTATGACATGAATACAATCATTAATATTGTGAAAGAAGCAGTAGTAAATTATATATTATGTCAACAATATCCACTCTTCTGTAATCAAATACATCAAATTGGAATTGCTCCAATTGTTGCAGGGCGGCCCATCAAGATATTTTATTTATTAGAAATTCTTGATAGAACATTACATGAGCAGCTAGGTATAGAGGCTGGTCGAGCGGCTCTTCCTGCTGATGTAGCGGCCGTTGCCGGATTTACGGTTGGCCAAACTTGTAGAGGAGACTACTTTAAAAAATCATTATGCTCCCTTGCACCCAAACTTCAACAAATTTACACAGATTTAAATGGTAATCATGGTGATCTACATGCAAAAAATATTATGAATGGCAAAATTATTGATTATGGTTTCTTTCGAATTACGTATGAAGGTGTACAACTAGAAACAAATATATATTTTAACAGTCGTTCATCTGAATCCCGTGATCTTACTATCTTAATCTATGATGTATGGCGTAATTCCAATGGTAAAAATTGTAGTATTAAAGATACTCTGAGCCCATTATTAAACATACCTAATCCAAATCCAGCAATCTTTACGCGTTTTGATCCTTGGTCTCGGGATGACTATAGAATACATGTGCACCTGGGGCAAGTACAATTACTAATAAATGCAGCTGAAGCAGCAGCATTGGCTGCAGGAAAAACAGCATTTGAGCAGGAAGAACTGCAGAATGCAGCTGCACTAGAGAGGAGTATTCCAGGCCCAGGTCGAACTACGAGTCCCTTATATAAATTCTTTAATACCTTTAACAATCCAAATATATCATTTGCAGCGATACAGGCACTGATGTGCCCAGTAGCTGTCGCTGTTGCAGACGCAGACGCAGACGCAGACGCAGACGTAGACGCTGATCCAGAGGCAAATGTGAACGTGCACATCGGTGGCCGCCGTTTAGTTTCAAAAAAATCCCGGCAACTTACTAGGAAGAATGCAAGAAACAAAAGAAGAAGAACTCAACGACACAAAATCCGCCAGTCTAGATAGATATCGTTATTTATCGCTCGAGTATTTGCTCATTCATCTGCAGTTTAAACTACAGGCCCCCCCTGCACTTCTTCTTTTACTGCTGCAAAAATCCGCTATTTCTACAACAGTACTCTTTAATGCCCTGGAATCAGGCAATATGCAGACAGTGCAAAATGTACTAACCGTTCAACGAAGACCTCTACCCACTGCAGAATACTTCAAACAAATAATTGAGCTTGTTTCAAATGAGAAGGATATAGGTCAGGCCACATATCTATTTCGGTACCTCTTGTTCTTTCCTATGGAGCCTGGTTGTGAAGGGGCCTTGCCATTATTTTTAACAAATTATAAACAAGCAGATGCTTTAACAAAAAGAGGCATGGTAAATTCATATTGCTGGGCAGCACATACAATCCCTGTAACTAGCGTTGAATAGCTAGACTCCCCTCAAATTTTTTGTAATATATTTTATGTATAGTTGTATCTACACACAAAATATGTTATTACACTGAATGTAAAATAGCGGTTTATTTATCTTTAGACTTCCTATCTTCGGGCTACCTGTTTTCGGGATGCACGACGACCACCCCTTACATTCTTTTTACCAGTTTTGCGATTAGGGCGGCGGCCACCCCCTAATTCCTTTTTACCGGAGGTGCTGTTTTTCGCTTTTGCGGCAGCTTCCGCCGCTGCAGCAGCCGCAGCATTGGCAGCAGCCTTTGCTGCCGCTTCCTCAGCCTCTCTAGCTTCTTGTTTTTTTGTTCCTGATGCCAACATACCATCATACATGGCCTGTGCGGCCATTCCCTGCATGGCATTAGGATACGCAAATTGGAACTGGGCCGCAGCCCCCATACCACTACCTGTACCGCGCCCGACCCCATTATTCGCATAACCCGGAAAACTTACAGTTGCGCCACCGCTACCAGCACCCCCACCGTTAACACGCACAACATTACTTGCTGGTTTACCCGCCATGTTCTTGGCTGTTCCTGCTGCAACAAGGAACGCAGCCTTTGCAAGACTAGGAATAGAAAGTGGGTTAGGCTTAGATGAAGGTGTAGACATCTATTATAAAATATATAAAGTTTTTTATTACATGACATTTATACAGAGTATTCTATACAAATATAATGAAATTTATAGTATTATTGTCATATCTAGTTACCATACGGTGCTGCATAGCGATTCTGAGGGCGCCCAAGTACAGGAAGCGGGTATCCTGATTGAATAGACACTGGCATAGGCTTTATAGACCCGGGGATTATTGGAAATGTCATAGATGCTAAGAGGTCGGGATCTGCACCCGCCAGAGCAGGGGTACCCGGCAAATACATTGTGCCAGTGCCAATACCAAGAGGTCCCGCAGCCGTCGGCAGTACAGCTACAGAATCCCAGCGATAGACCCGCTTTGCTGCTTCGGGCAACATTGTGTCTACACAATTAATGGAAGCGCCGCGTACAAAAGCAATACGACGATCCGCAGTAATCTGATGATTTCCATCCTTTACCATTGTCTGCTTCCTATCAAAATCCGCCCATGAATCGGAGCTAAGCGGCGACAGCGTTGTGCAGTTTCCACGATAGTCTGTGAAAAGACGGCCATCCGACATCCTCGCGGGTGCCCCAGAATAATGCGGATTGAGTGTTCGTGTTGCGTCCATGATTCCCTATCAGTCACACTCAAAATTTATTCAAGGATCTCAGAAACTTCTGTTAGATCAAGAGTCTTTTCAACCTGCACAGAGGAACCAGCTGCCGCTGCAGGGGGACCGGCCGAAGGGGGTGCAATCTGGGCCTTAAGAGCAGATAAGATTTCCTTCTTGCGAAGTTCGGAAGCATTCGGGATGCCCCGCTGTTCCGCTAGACGCCGGAGATCCTTTACCGGCATGCCATCTAGAGAAGAAACGTCAGAAGCAGAGGTGACTGTGGCGGTTGCTGCTGTAGCGGGTGCCATAAAGAGCTCACGAAACTGTTCTGATTCATTAGCAGAAGCAACATTTTGTGATTCAGATGCAGCTACAGACTCTGATCCGGGTGTATCTGCGACCCCCTCAATGCGGCCGCCTGGCTGAAGATCCAGGGCAACTTCTTCTAAGGATTCGAGTGGAGTAGAAGAAGGAATCACGGGTGTCTTGGAGGTCTCCTCCTTCCAGTCATCGTCGCTCAAATCATTATACACGGAGGGTGGGGGGGTACCGGATTCTTCGGGTAAAGTCGGCAGGGGGCCGGGACCCGGATCCGGGACTTGGCCATCTTCTATATCAGGCCCCGGCCCTCGCTGTAACATCCCGCGTAATTCAAAAACAGCATTCTCGAGGAGTTGCACCTTCTTCTGAGTTAGCTGGATGTGACTCCAGAACCAATACAAGACACCTGCCATGAGAATAACACCGCTGAGGGCAAGGAAGATTGTTTCCATCGGCAGAGAGTTCATAGCTTTACTGGCTTACATCGACCTTTTTTTGGACACTTGGCCGCACTCTATTGCCAGAAACAAGAAGGCCGCGCTCCCGTAGAATCTCGCGTACAGAACTGTGGCCATTTTTCCCAGGCCGAAGGCGGTAGGTATAGACCAGGCGGTCTGAATCGGACGGATCAATAGATGCCTCCATGCATAGATTCTGTGTCTTTGTCTCTCCATAGCGATTTGGGAGAGACATATAATGTGTTGACACAATGCTATAGATAGGAGCAGGTAGATCATAGAGTTCATCCAAGAATACTTCCGAGGCTTCTACACCATCGTGGGCATTGGTACCGTGGAAGATTTCATCCATCATGAGAAACATGGGGCCTTCGCCTTGGAGAGCTAACGCCTTGACATTCTTGGCAAACTCTATTTCTGCTTCAAATAGACTTAGTTTCCCAAGTGTATCTGAAGGAGATAAGGCTGTAATAATAGATTCAAAGACAGGAAGAGCTGCCGATCGTGCAAAGACAATGCCAAGCGTCTGTGACATAAGAACTGCGGCCCCCAATGATTTGAGTAATGTAGACTTCCCCCCACGGTTCGGCCCCGTCAATAGTACGTGCCGTTTTGTTGCATCATTCATTGTGATTGTGTTATAAATCCTCTTATTCTTTTCGATACCAGGATGATAAATATCTTGGATATGAATGCCAGAGTTATCATAGGTCGGAAAGCAAATGAATTTCTGTGAAGCTATTCCAATCAACATATCTAGTTCACCGGCCTCTGTTACAAGTCGGTGAATACGGGATGGATCATTCCATGCATCGCCAAAGAGACCCAGTGAGCCATCAGACCATATGTAAGGCTTCTCATCTACATTGTAACCTAGGAGAGATCGAAGATTCAAGACTGCCTGTGTAAATTGTTGGACGGACTCAGCTCGGCGACGCATATCAGCAACAATACCCCGCATAGAAAGAGCCGATGAGATTTGACTCCATGCAGAGAATCCAAACATAACAAATGCCACCGCAACATGAGCAAACTGTTCCCCGAGCTCTAGGAGGCCACCCTTCCCTGCAAACCGCGGCGCCCCTAGGACAGAGGGCATAGCCTTTTTAACCGAAGTCTGTAAAAGATCAAAGTATCCAGAGACACTTATTTCCTGTTTGAGAATGAAATTATATAGAAGAAAGGGTGCAATTAAAACAAATAGGGGTAGGATTACAGTAAGACCGGGTAATAAGATTGTGCGAAAGAGCACAATGAGTTCTGTTAACCATCCCTGATGATTCAGGGGCGCAGCCATAGAATCTGTCGCCCATAGAATCTGTGTGTAGTATTCCATGAGTCGTTTATCGGATGTTGCGGCCCCTACACTAACTACATCTGCTTCACAGCTCTTGAGTACGGCACGGGCCTCCGCAATCGCGTCGGTATGAGTTTTACAGCGCGATCGAAGGTCTCTGATGTTGGCTTGACGTTTCGTAAGTTCTGCCACATCATCTGTAGGTGCTGAGAGTCTTGCCTGGAGGGCTGAAATCCCAACGGCTGTCGATATAGAGAAGGTGGCGACAAGACTATCAACATCAAAATCCCGTAGCGTTGTATCGGTTAGTTTCATAGTCCTATTGGGCGGACGCAAAACTTGACGGTGAAACGGCCGCACCTAAACATATGTGACATCAATAGGATCATGATGTCTGCTTCAGCTATACATTTGCCATCTTTGCTAGAGGCGGCTCTTGGGCACATGCAGCGCGTTACTGCATGTCCCGAAGAAGTAAAGGCTCGGATTGCAGCCTTGCGCTTTCCGGCAGAGGAAGGCTCAGGGGGAGGGGGCGGTGGGGTTTACACAAATTGGCGGCAGAGAACTTCAGGTGGCGGTCACTCAGGCGGTCATTCAGGTGGCCATGCAGGTGGCCATTCAGGTGGCCATAGAATGGGATATGCGGGAGGTCATGATTTCCGTAGAGGTGGTGGTCATTCCGGTGGTCATTCAGGTGGTCATTCAGGTGGTCATTCAGGTGGTCATTCCAGTGGACCTTCCAGTGCTCTGTCAGGCAGCGGATTTTCGGGGGACTTTAGGAGGTCTGGTGCCGGTGGTGGGCATCCGGCAGCCTCTAGTGGCAGAGGAGGAGGTCATGCCGGTGGTAGCGGTAGCGGAGGCTATCGGGGCCGGGCTGCCCCTGCTGTACGGTACGGGAATCGCGGTCGTGCAGATGCAACTCTTGAAGAGCGAATGCTTGATAGAATCAATGAGAAAATGAATAAGTTTGCAGAATCTACATATGATGAAATTAAGGCATGGCTTGGTGAACTCTTGAGTGGCGATGATACTGGATTTCTGAAGGATTTTATTCAGCTCGTTTTCGATAAGGCGGCAGTAGAAGAGATTCTGTGCCCCCTCTATGCCCGACTCCTTACCGAATTACGTGCTTCTTTCCCGCATCTTGGGGTTGAACTAACCCGGATCTTTGGAGAATTCTTGGCTATCTTTACGGAAGCAGCAGAAGAACCCGATGTTGGCTCAGCACAATACGCAGCCTTTGTGTCTCTCCGAGGTCGTCGGAAGTTCCGTAGAGGATATGCTCTCTTCCTGGGTCATATTGCTACTCGCGGAGCAATTTCAAAGGATGATGTTATTCGTACATGCGGCGTTATCCTCGATGAGTTGACGGCTGCCAAAGCACTTGATGAGAAGGGTCCCCTCTGTGAAGAGTATGCAGATTGTCTTACAAGCCTGATCAAGGCCTGTGTAGAACTTCTGAGGGATGCAGTTGGTCCCATTCTGACACGTGTGAATGAAGTAAAGGTAAAGGGAGGTTCCTTAACCAACAAGGCTCGATTTGCATTGATGGACCTGATCGATTTATTCTGAAGCAGTGGGCCCCCGATTGTAAAGTTGACCCTATTTTGGTTCCTTGAAATAATAGCACGACAACACAGATGCCACGCAGTAATTCACTGAAGACACCGCCCACCACGAAGAAGGCAAAGGATACAGCACCCAAGAAACGGCGATCTCGCCCGGATCATGACGATGACGATAGTAGCGTTGACAGTCGTGGCAACATCCGTGACCTTATTGTTAGCAGCGAAGAGGAAGAAGAGGAGGAAGAACAAATCCCTACTCCGCCCATCAAGCGGCGTCTCCGAAAGTTGTCAGATGTTGCTGAAGAGGCTCCTAAGAAGTCTACCTCTACAAAGCCGCTGAAGAAGAAGGAATCCAAGGGGTCTTCGACTAAGGAGTCTTCGACTAAGGAGTCTTCGACTAAGGAGTCTTCGACTAAGGAGTCTTCGACTAAGGAGTCTTCGACTAAGGAAGGTCCGTCAAAGAGAGAGGCTGCTGCATTAGCAGCAAAGAAAATTAAGCGCAAACTTGCAAGAGAAGCAGAACTCCGAAAGGCAGAAAGTGAAACCTCAACAGAGGACTATAGTGTAACTGAGAGCGACAGTGATAGTGACAGCGACAGTGAAGATCTAGATGAACTTCCTTCTGATGATCCTCCATCCCCCTATCTGGAAGAAGATGACGAAGGCGAAACTCTCGGATCTCAGGATACAGATGAGGAGGATGATGAGGAGGAAAAGCCAACCCGGCGATCAGGAAATGCAATTGAACTCCTCATCTCCGATTTCGCAGCCGGATATGAGCCGCCCAAGCCAAAGAAGTACAAGCTTAAGAAGGAGCCCGAGAATGTGCGTCGCTTTGTGAAGCTGGTTCAAACAGAAGTAGATCCCGATGAGGAAGATATTGACCGCGATATTACCTACTTCAAGGGCCTTACCCCCAGGGCGCAGGATCGGCTTCTGACAAAGCTTCAGCACAAGGTGGAGCCAGATGACTCTGCAATTCCGATAAAGTTTCAGATTCTGGCCAAGGAGGTCCCACCCGAAGTAGAGCGCGTAGCCCTTTCCAAGTATACGGCTTTGCAAAATATCGATCCGAGCACTACGGAGTACTACAAGGCACACCAGTGGATTCACGGCTATACACAGCTCCCCCTTGGCACATATAAGGATCTCCCTGTCAAGATCGAAGATGGAGCCGACGCCTGTCAGAAGTTTGTAACCTCCGTTCGTGAGAATATGGATGGTGCTATCTATGGTCATGATGAGGCAAAACTCCAGATCCTGCAGTTTGTCAGCAGCTGGATTGCAAATCCTGCAGGATCCGGTAACGTCCTGAGTGTCCACGGCCCTCCTGGTGTCGGGAAGACAACTCTCATTAAGGATGGTGTGGCCAAGGCACTCGGTCGACCCTTTCACTTCATCACGCTGGGCGGGGCCACGGATGCCTCTTTCTTGGACGGTCATTCCTACACCTACGAGGGGTCCACCTGGGGCCGCATCGTAGATTGTCTCATCAAGTCCAAGTGTATGAATCCGATCTTCTACTTTGATGAGCTTGATAAGGTAAGTGAAACGCCCAAGGGCGAAGAGATCAACAATTTGCTCATCCATCTGACGGATGGCAGCCAGAATGACCGCTTTCAGGATAAGTATTTCACGGGCATCGACCTCAATCTGAGCCGCTGCCTCTTTATCTTTAGCCACAATAATCATGAGAAGGTAAACCCCATTCTCCGTGACCGCATGTACAATATCAAGGTGGATGGGTTCAATGTAAAGCAAAAGCTTGTGATTGCAGAGAGCTACTTGGTGAATGCGGCGCTGCGTGAGGTCAATCTCTTTGAAAAGATTGGCATCAGCAAGGAAATAATTACGCACATCATTGAACACTATACGGGTGAGGAACAGGGGGTACGGGAACTAAAGCGGTGTATCCAGACTGTAATCAGCAAACTCAATCTCCTTCGGTTCTACAATGATCCTGCGAAGGTGCCCTTTGCTATCAAGGGCTTCGGTCTGCCCTTTACGATGAAGCGGGAGCATATTGAACTCTTCCTGAAGCGTAAGGAAGTTAATGAGAGTTTATCCCAGATGTATGTCTAAGTAATTTCTGTAATAATCCCTCTGAACAGAGTATAATGTTTACCATTAAGTCCATCCACAGTTATAGTCCCATCAGGTGCAATAGAGCGGACATCCCCTGTTTTTGTATACAGAGTAGTCTTTAGTGCAGGACGATTAAAGGTAAGCCGACCGGTCCATGTGGGTGCACGGGCCGGATTTATTTCAATCACACCCTGTTTTTCTAATTCAATAAGCGGTAATGGTAGTTTGGCTTGATATCCAGCTTTATCTACTGGGTGAAACCCAAAGGCTGGTTCCACGGGACATATTAGCACATTTGGAATATCATCCTTTATTATTATTTCATGCGAAAGTTCATGTTGATTGTCTGTTCTTTCGGATGTAAGCTTTTCATACATATTTTGGCGAAGATTCTTCTTACTACCATTTGTATTTATGTAAGGAATCTCATCGGGGCCGACTAATGCAATGCTACGATCACTGTAGGCGATTGGTTTCGGGTTACCATCCTCATCTTCTCCATAGAGAGCTATAAAGTCTGCATAGGGTCCGATCGGTCCAATTCTATCTCCCTTTGATCCAGCATGCAGCGTAACTATTTCTTGTTTTGTAGAAGCACAACCGAAATTATTGGGCCAGGTAAAGGGTGCAAACTGCGGCAGTTTGACTGCACCACCCTTCTGTCGTCTCCTTGATTTTGATCCTTGTCGCCGCAGTCGCCGACGTGTTGCCCTCATCTATAATAAATTTCTAAAAATTAGGTAAGCCGACCTTCATATCCTGTATTCCGGCTGCAGATCCTGGTGTAACAGACTCCACTAGGGCGCCCCCCTTCTGAAGTGCAGCTGTCAAGGTTTTAGTCAGCTCCTCTGTCTGCCCAGTAGCTATATACGATGCGGCTGACCCAATTAGGCCACCGAGTGCAGCGCCGGAGAGTAACTGGGAGGCATCCGGCTGCTCATCGGACATCATGCTAATAACTCCTCCACTCACAACAAACATACAAACAGCACCAATTAGCCCGAAGATGATAATCGTCTTGATTTCCATCTTTGCGCTATGCGGCCATTATTGTTTATTAGCCGACGCATTATTCTAAGATAACAACATCGGAATCGAGAGAATCACTGGAGGCCGCAGCTTTCGGTGGCGAGGGCACGAATGGGGGTGCCACCGGAGAGACCACTGGAGAGACCACTGGAGAGACCACCGGGGGCGGTAAAGCAGGAACCGCCGAAGGCTTCGGTTTGGGTTTAGGGGCCGGAGAATCCAAATCTTCTACATCATCAATATCCATTGCGGTACTCGATGATTCGTCAATCTGCAACAGCCCGTCGGATGGCTCTTCATCACGGGATACATGTACAAGTTCAGGGGCAGATGATTTAGAAAAGACTTCATCGTAGTCAGAAAAGGAAACACTTGGTTCCGTATCTATCTTGACTACCTCGGGAACAGTTACGGCAGCAACTGTTTCCTTTGCAGCTGGAGTGATGGGGACAGAAGCAGGGGCTGCGACGACTTCTGAGACTGCATCTGCAGCGGCTGCCTCCCCCATAATCGGACTACTCTCCTCTTTCGATTCCGAAACAGACTGGACAACAGGACTCGCCACAACCGGGGGTTCATCCTCTTCATCATCCTCCATGTAATCCTTCAAAATCTGCTTTACGGGCAACAGAGAGCGGACAGCAGTTGTAATTGCCTCGATCGCCGCTGCCTCAATCTGCAATACATTCTTTTGGCGTTCAACAACATTCCCGCTCTCCATAAAGAGATAGGGTGTCTTCCAAAAGGCTCGAGCCGTTTCACGAAATACACGGTGAATAAAATGATCTAACTTGGGAACAGTTATCGACAACTTCTTCTGCTTTGTTGACAGGCGCACAGCCGTTAGCACCTTCGTATGCGCAACAAAAACAGCGGTCATCAGTTCTTCCATGTAGTCGCATCCAGTACGCTCAATCAATGCACGAACTTCATCGTGTACTCTATCCGTATTCCATCGGGCCACCTCTTCACAGTCTCCCTGGAAAAGCGACAGGCATCGCTGCTTATCGGATGCATTGCGCGACCACATTGTCTGAAACCATGTCACAAGTGCCGGTACTACAAAAGAGGCCAATTGCTTGGTATACTCAGACCGAGCCTCCGAATAAGTGGCAACATTCTCCATTCTCTGATCAGGAACCGGGGATTCGTTTGGTCAGCGCCAACGCAAGGAGAGACCAAGGGCAGACCCCACCTGCTCGTTCCCATATATGCGAGTTGCTGTGTAGAGTATGGCGGGGAGATGAGCCTGACCGTTGAACATCTTCCATAAATTCAAGAATCGTAGCCCAGCTCATTTTCTCAGAGATACCGCCAGGTTCCATTACAAGAGAGTTACCGCCTCCTAATGCCTGAAGAACTGCCCAGCGGATATTTCCACCAGACTGCCCGGCTATCTCTCGAGCTCTTTCCATCGACACCTCGGGCTTCCGACGAAGAACTTCGGCACAGACTTCATGCTCCAGGAGACCCGGGCCTGTAACTAGAACTGTCCGACTTAAAAGGGGTTCAGCAATTGCTGCCAACTCGCGTACTTCAAGAATAAAGCGTGTCCCGCCTACACTTGTTTCAATAATACGACGAAGAAATGCCTGTGCATCAGCATGAAGAAGATCGGCATGTTCAAGAATGATCCAATGAATTTGTCCTTCTGGTTGTCGGCGTCGAGCTGCTAATTTAATGCGATCGCGGTGATCCCGAAGAGTTGGATCTTGTGAACATTGAAGCCAGAATCCAATGGAGGTGCCCAATAGAATTCGTAGAGCGCAGCTCTTCCCTATACCTGCACCCCCCGTTAAGAGAATATGAGGCGGGTCAGGTTTCTTTATGAGTGATTCAAGGGCGGCCCATTCCTCTGCACCTGCCATATCTGACAGATGAACTGGTCTGTGTGGATCATATTCGGCAGTATCCATTATAGTTGCAGAAGGAAGAAACATTTAGGCTCTGAACCAGTCCGTCACATGTGTGGCTATATTTATAGTACTCTTAACTGCATTTACATCAATCTTTTTCTCAAATGCACCTGGATTTTTGCAAATATCTTCCAATAGCTTCATTGTCTCGTCTACAGTATCTGGTAAACGGAGCACCATATCAGGGAAATAGCTATCAATCGCTCGAGATCCAAAATAAATTGGCGTTGTACCACACAGGAGTGGATTCATAATTTTCTCTGAAAAATAATGATTTGTTTGAAAATTCTCAATGCAAATACTAAATTTGTAGGCCAAATAGGGTTCCTCATCCTGAAAAGAGCCCTTGAGCCGTTTATCGCCCGATGCTGCGTAGAGCTGACAGCCATGCCCATAGAGATCGATCGGCAATGATGATGAAAGGATACGCTGCACAAGCGCATGGCGCAATATATACCCAGGGATTCGCGCATGTTTGCCGCTGAATGCCATAGATATCATTGCTGTTTTAGTCGGAATTGATGGTGGAATAGACATATGCCACATATATCCAAAATGCTCTCGGAAGGGTGCTGGAAGACCAGTTGCATCACCAATCAAATAGGTCCCAACATGCTTTTGTGCCCAGTCGACAAAGGTGGGGGTTAGACCGAGAAACGCCGGTGGTTCAAAGGCTAATCCTAGAACATTCTCTTTGGGGATATGACGAATAGGCGGCATGGCTGTATTTTGAATAATTACGTGTGTATAATCATCATCTGCCGTAAATAGAGATGTATCTGTCATTTGACAAAGTCGTTCATATACCTCTTTGCAGTTCTTGGAGTCAGAAAAACTCGAAAAGATTCGGATGCGCATATTATCACGATTCCGATAGACAGTTTTAGACTCTCTCAAAAGGTGAAGTTCGCCGGTGGCCGGGGTATAGTACAATCATGACATACGTACTCATTCCCACAAGCGCCCCCCACTCTTTAGAGAAAGAAAAGAAAAAATTATTCCTAATTGATATCGATGGGACTCTAGTAACATCCGCTTCAGGGCGGCGGTGGGCCTCCTCCGCAACGGATTGGATCTTCCTAGGACCTGTTGCCACCACATTGGATAGGCTGCATCGGGAAGGCTGGATTATTGCTCTCATCACGAATCAATCTGACTGGAAGATAAGCCCTGATCCAGCTGCAAAGGTTACTTCCATACTTGCGGCTCTCCAGGAAGCCAATGGCTGGGCTCCTTGGTGCCTCGTAGCGACTGCAACCCGGAAGGAACGCGATACTCTGTATCGGAAACCTGGGCGGGGGCTCTACGATTTGTTGATCAAGGAGCTCCCTCCTCTCACAGAAGTCCATATGTGCGGGGATGCGGTTGGGCCGACTGATCCCTATCCACCCTATCAATGGGCTTCCTCCGATTCGGACTTTGCAACGGCTATCAGTGCAACTTTCGTGCGGCCCTGCGACCTCTTCCCTCTCTGTCCACCAGTGTCTATATCTGCAAGTCAAGAAATCATACTTCTAATGGGAAACCCTGGCTCTGGAAAATCGAGCTTGGCAAGAGATCTAATAACCAAGGGGTACATTCATGTGGAACAAGATAAGATGACAAGCAAGGGCGTAACAAAGAAGGCGGTTGTTACAGCCTTGGCACACGGCAGGTCCGTGGTCGTGGATGCCACCCATGGATCATCTACGAATCGGGAGCCCTATTTATCATTAGGAGTCCCGGTTCGAATTCTTTGGTGCATCAAAGATGGACGACCCTTTAACGCACTTCGAGAGAAACCAGTACCAGAAGTGGCCTACGCTGTGTATTCTAAGCATTTCGTGAGGCCAGAAGGAGATGTTACTATTGTTTACTAATAAATCGGAGCACTACATAGTATGAATGTTATTAAAAAATATATAGAAACCTCTCTTGTAGAAGGCTTCTCTTTTGGACAAGAGAAATATTCTACAGTATTCTCATTTGGTTTAAAAGTAGGATTTCATTCAATACCTGGTTTTATTGTTGGCCATTTTTTGGATGAAGGAGTTTTTTGGCTAAAAAAGAATACTATATTTGGCGACTATTTATTAATCTATATATTACTACAGTTTTTGATGTGGATAGCGATGTTTTATTTGCTATTTCAATATCTTCCGTCGTATGCAAATGAATTTCAAGGGAATATAGCAGGGATATTTTTTGTAACATTCTTCTTTTTAGCACAAATTCATATTCTTGCAAGTATGAAGTCATTACTAGGGACAATTGATTCGTATATAGTACATCTAGGTTCTGCCTAGAAAGCTAGGTCTTTTTTAGAAAGCGGGTCGCCGTAGTGCCTAGCTAGAAGCTAGGTCTTCTTAGGCCACTTTCCTTAGAAAGCTGGTCCACCAAGTGCAATCTTGTGGACTGGCAGAGCATACGGATTATTATCAAGCGTATCCAATATTTCATGAATGTTGCGTTCACGAGAAATATCCAGTTTGAGGATGTTGCGTGGCCTCTGTAGACCCAGGGCTTCCTTGCCTAGCGGAGGCCCCACGACCCTCTCAGAAGTATTTTTACGATCATTCAACGAATCCGTCATAGGCTTTCTGTAGGTCTGATTAATGTAGTCCTCGCCGTTAAAGATAGCAATATTACCGTTTCCTGCAATAGGATTTCTCCTAGCTGATAGAATCTCCTTTGTAGGATATTGACGCATTGCATAGGCTGCATCATAGACCTGCTCCGCTTTTGCGTTTGCCGCACCAGCAACACCCCCATACGCTGAAGAGGCGGAAATTTGTTCCTTGGTAGTCCGGCGCACTCCATCAGGAAACTGAAGTGTAGCGGAGCCTGGCATCCCCGCACGTGTAACGTTCAAGGCCTTATCTGGCTCAGCTGTCACGTTGCGCATAGTAATACGGGTAATATCCGTAGGGTCATATACCGTTAGCTTATGGGCACCACCGTCGGGTGAGGAGATACCAACATAGTCAGTTGATCCCGTTATTTCACGGAAAGTTGTCCGAGCAACATCATTAGGATCATATACTGTTAATTTCTGAGCTCCGCCATCGGGCGAGGAAACACCTACGTAATCAGTTGCGCCCGTTAATTCACGGAATGTAGTTCGCGCGACATCATTGGGATCATAGACTGTCAGCTTGGGGGCTGCACCATCAGGGGAGGAAACACCAATATAGTCCGTTGCCCCGGTTATTTCGCGGAATGTTGTGCGGGTTACATCATTAGGATCATACACGGTTAACTTAGGAGCTGCACCATCAGGAGAAGAAACACCCACATAGTCATTTGCACCCGTGGACTCACGGACAGTCGGTCGGGCTAGATCATTAGGATCATAGACAGTGAGAGCAGAAGGGGCTCCCGCAGTAACCAGGTTGAGGCCCTGGCCTCTTTCAGAGGTAACATTGCGCTGATTTGTCAATAATTCATACTTGGAGGCACCATAATCGTTATTTGTTGCATCGGTATCCGAAACACCGTAGTTCGACCCATCCGCATTCCGCATACCATAGCCCTCCTGTTGCCGGGCCAAGGGGGCGCGGAAAGAAGGAACCGAATAGGTTGCACTAAAGTCTGCGGCCCCGGCGGGGCCAATAAACTCGGAGCTGGTTTCTGTGCGTGATTGGTACTTCATTACTTCAATGGCTCTCTCACGCGGCTTTGAGTTTTCGGAGGCTGTAACAAAATTGCGTTCCCCATCCTCATTCAAGAAGAAGGTATCGGGGCGATACTTGCGGGTTTCACCGAGCTCTCCGCGCTGTGTAGCAAGAGCCTTGCCCGGTACTACAACACCTTCATAAGTAATCTTCGGGTTCGATTCTGCACGAAGTTCATCAACACTCTTCCGCTGTCGCATAATGTCATTGATCTCATATTGCTGAAATCCGCCCTTCGGAAGTGAACTGAACCCTTCATTGATGCCAGGGCCGACCATTGTTGGCTCTACCGGTCGTTCTCCTGCACGGTTTGTAGGTGCCAACATGCGATCCTGTACGAAACTCGTTATGCTTTCCATACCATGAATATTACTGGTCGGCTCTCGGTGAGGATCAAAGAGGGGAGCCTGTTCCCGCTTGGAAATTTGGTCAAACCCAGTACCAACCTGGTTATCTAAGAGCTGACGATTCCCAGTGTCACTCATATTCTGTTTTAGGGATCCACGGTAAAAAGGAACCATGTTGTTATGTGTGAAATCCTCTGCCTCAATGGGGAGACCTGTCAGTGCAGAAATAACAGTTTTACCAGAATTATAGGTTGGCATCTGTTCGCTGCCACCTATATTCATCCGTACTTGAGATGTAACAGCTGTCTGCGGTACTGGTTTGGGAGCCGGGCTAGAAAATACAATGCTACGCGGATAGAGATCAGGATCACGAGCAGGGTTCGCAGGGAGAGAGCCTCCTGAAGGTAGATTGTAATAGAGATCAAGATCTGAATCGGCCTGACGAAGAGGTTGTCGCGGTTTACCAGGATTCGACATTGTCGGCTGACCAGGTGCTAATTTGTCCTGCGGGTACAAGGGAGGCGGGACTCCTGGGCGCTCATCCCACTCAATCGTCTCTTCAGGTGTAGAAAAGCCTTCTTTTGATTCAGAACCATTGCGTGATAACATATAGCCTACACCAAGTAGTCCTGCAATAGCAGCTAGTTCCATCCTCTACTGTCTACCTGTGAACTTTTCGGTGTCGTCTACCGAGAATCATTGTAAGGATAGTTGATTAAATCACCTATTCTTACAAATTTATAAATGATTGATTAATGGGCTGCCATGCGAATCTTATCAGTGGGTACCACAAAGGAAGGACGCGTCAGGGGGCCAGGCGCAGTAAGGCCGGGGCCGAGGGCCGAAATAACATTTGTGGGGTTGGGCTGCGGTTTTGCAACGGGGAGAGAGGCATCCCGCACCATCGGGCGGCATCCAGCCAGAACGAAGTCATCCTTTGCAGCATGACGGCTATCGACTGCCCACTCAAAGGGAATCATGACATTCTCCTGTGGGTTCTGGCAGAGCCATTCCCACCGATTAAATCCTGATCCGCGGAGAGTGCACGGAGGATCAAATTGCCTGGCATCTGATTGAGGAAAGGGAGCCTCGGGCATTGGTGTCAGAGTCCGGATGCCCTGACTGGGGTCATACTGACCACACACGGCGCGGACGGTCGGGCGCCCCAGATTTCTAAGATCGCTTTCCACATCAGTCTTCGTAGAGGACATATCATGCGAAGCACCCCACTTCTGAAGTCGGATTGTGTAATCGGGGACAAATACGCCATTGCCATAGAAATTAGGCGTCTCCAGATTCCAGCGCCCAACACCCGTGCTGATTTCATTGTTTTCTACCATTTTGCTTGTATCATGGCGAATGCGAGTCATGCTCCGATCACCGGCTCGTGCGGTTGACATCTCTATTGTAGACTACTAGAATCTAGAAACGCCAAGGAGCCCCATAGACCTCTTGCCGAATCGGGCGGGGTTTCGGGACACCGGGGAAACTGTTCATCTGAATGGTCGGAAGATGGCGAGGCGCCATAGAGATATGGCGGGGCGTTTCGGTCTCCCGTTCAACAAAAGAATAATCTGTCATCGGCCATGCAGCTCCTGCGGGGAGAATAGGCTGGTATTTCTTGGGTGGGAATCGCGATAAATCCCGGGTAATTCCGCGGAGTTCAGATTCCATGTCAACCAGATTTCCCTTGACGACGGTCACTTCATTACCGCCCACGAGCCCAAGAGCATTGCGACCCGCATTCGGGTGATAGAACTTTTCGGGAATCATACGATATCCACCCATTATAACATCACTCATGCGATCTCTGGGCTGTGTATTCACGCGCGTATACCAGACCAGGTCATTGTTCTTCTCACCGGCCTGTACGTTCATCTAATTCATATAACTTATTTTTATGGATGAAGTATTCAACAGCCATTACATGACAACTGAATACCCTAACAGGTTTTGTACCGCCAGGGGGTTTCGATCCCCCGACTTTCAGGTTAAAAGCCCGACGCTCTCCCAGCTGAGCTATGACGGTCCAACTAGTGTCCTGGATCTGTCTTTAGGCCTTTAGCAGTTCATATCACGGACCCACTGACGACTCGGGATTCCTCCATGAACCCAGCCCTTTGCAGCTACTTCCGGGATCAGGTGGACCGGGTTTTGTACATTGGCGGCAACATAGGGGATAAGCGGCGTAAACTGATTTTCATAAAATGTATCCGAAATGGTCCCGCAATCCTTCCCTGTACGTACCATCTGACTCATCTGGAGCTGCGATTCAACGGTGGCCTCCCCACGACCACGGCCCATGTAGGGAACCGTTGCAAAAGGCCGGGCTTGGACACGGGAGCGAATCGGGCAATGAGGGGAGTTCGTCTGAATTGCATGATTACGAAGAGTGCTGTCGACATCTATGGCACGGGCGGACCAACCGTAGCCTTCACGCTCGGGAACAGCCGGTTGCTGATAGGCAATGGCCTGTGCTTCTGCCGCCTTGGGGACAAGGTTCGTATTTTGATAGACACCGGGCCCTGCAGATTCCTTGTATTGGACTCCGAGATCGCAAGGATCATCGTGCACACGAGTAAATTGTTGGATCTGAAAGGAAGCCATCTCTGATCCAACACTATATTTTAGAAGGGGCTAGGGCTACGTAGATCTGCGCATTTCACGCCAGGGAATAGCAGCATCTCCAGTATCAAAGTTACAGGCCGCCAGGTTTCCCTCCTTACAACTCTGACCGGGGGTGCGATAGAGCCAATCCTGGAAAGATCCTTGGTCATTAGGGATTGTTGTGGACGGCATGGCAACGAATTGTCGCTGACTCTGAGTGTGACCAAATGCATCACCGGGATCTGCATAAAACATTGTTTCAAAATATGAATCCAATTCATTCTGAATCGCAGGTTTTCCAACAAAAGCAGCAGGTTTCCGCTTCGGATCACCAGAGATCTCAGAAATAAGTACATTCATAAAGGGATTTGCGGCAGTTGGATCCGTACGACCCTGTTGCCCGATTACATCCGGGACATATTGGTCGTTTAACTTGGAAGAATCCGCTATGGGAGCGGCTGTTTCGACGGGTGCATAGGTGTCATAATAGGAAGAATATCCTTCTCGTACAGCGCCAATAGATTCCATATAGACTCCTGCCCCATACGCAAATGCTGCAAAAAATGCACCGACAAGGAGCCAGGCGGGATCCAGGCGAAGAATGGTTAATAGAATACCAATGTAGATTCCAGCTCGGGTAAAAGAATTGAGCCCTGCCGCGGTGCAGCGAGTATCACGCTCTGTAAATGGAAAGAATTCTTTCCAGTCATCTACTAATACGGAGGGTGTCACCCACCAAAAATCCGGACATGATGCCATCCTCACTACCGTGAACGTCTATTTCTTCTGCGCCCGTGCCGCCAATTTCTTCCGTAAGCGTTCCTGCACTGCACTACGACGAGCAGAGGGTGCTCCAGCTGATCCTGATCCAAACATCTCCGCTAGGCCTCCGGCACCCATCATCCCTTCAAACTTTGCAATGGCCTCCTTAAAGAGAGGGTGGTCCTTAAAGAGAGCTACAAACTCCTGTGCTTCAGCCAAGAGCTCCTCCCGATTCAGAGAGCCGCCCATGATTTTTGTCTTAATCCGCTCTGCTACGCGCTTTGCACCTGACATTAAGATGGTTGGATCCTTTTGATAGAGCTCTGCGAGGCGCTTAATAACATCTTCGATGTTATCCCCCTTCAGGAGGGCGGGGTCCAGTCCAAACTCTGCAGGATCAATCTGTTTTGCTAGTTCTTCCGCTAACTTTGCAATACGACCCTTACGGAGTCGCTCGGGTATTTCAGGCAGTGAAGAAAGATCAGGGAGACCACCCGACATATCCATAAAGCCACCCAACATCCCCTTCAGACGTTCCATCAAAGGTTTCAGATGTTCAAACATATCGGATGTTTCTGCGGCGGCTTCGGAACCCCCTGTCGCCAATCGCTCTTCTGTTAAAATTGCCGAGACCTCCTGCATAATAGTCGTATCAAGGCTATCCAGATTCATAGTCATTGCCACTTCCAAGACCATCGTGCGCAGATACTTCCAGATTGCTTCCTTGGTTTTATCAGATAGCTCTGCCCAGAGAGCCGCTGTCATCTGAACAGGCCCCAATAGAAGACCACGCCGCTTCTCAAAGAGCGCAGCGGAATCACGATGAAGCAAGATAGCTAAGGATGTACTCCAGGAAGACCAGAACTGTTCAGCCGTCACAGTTCCGGCTCTCGTAATCTGCGCTGCTAACTCAGGAAATGTAAGACGCAATTCATCACAGAATGCAGTTCGTGTAACCAAAAATCGATCTGCTGTTACAGATGCTGAAGCAGCCATTTCTCTCCCTATTCGGATGATTTTGCAATAGGAAAACGACCGCAATAAGCAGAGGATGGACATGCCAAAAATTAGATCTACAAGACAGTCCCGAAGAGCCAGGGGAGATCTACGGAGGCCACGGACACGGCGACAGAGACGACACCTAAAGACTAGATCATTGCAGCGGCAGCATGGAGGTGCCTATTCTATCACTGATTGGCCAGTCAAGGTAAAGGAGTTAATCGATGCGAACCCGCCCCAGGGTCGCACAATACAACTCGATAAGAGTGATCCGTATTTCTCAGCTGCCATTGAATTTGATCCTACAGATGTATTGCCGGTGAAGGGTATCGATGAGCGATTGTTTGATATTAAAGAGGCTATACAAACATCTCTCCATTTATTTGATGCCGCAGATCCGCTTCTTCTGAAGGATTCAAATGCTTTTGCAGCAAAAATGGCGTCGAGCTATGATCCAAATGATACTACAATTCCTGACTCAATGCAATATCTATTAGAATTGGAAGATACATTACGTGTGATCGCGGGAGCTGCACCTATTACGGATAAAAATTTGGCAAATCAAAACCATTATCCGTTATATTTATGGTTCTTAGCAGCACAGGATGTTCCTGCGCCTCAAGATGGACGTCGCCCCTTGCCTCTAGGGGCAACTACAATGAATGATCTTATTACGAATCGTGTTATATAATGCGACTGCACAGTAAAATCAGTGTCTTCATATACTTCCAAATATGTTGCTTGTTCGTTTCAGTCATCGTGCTCCAGTGACGATCGAAAATCAGAAATGCATATGCAACATCGGAATACTTTGCATCCAGAATTTCCTTTGAGCGCTTCAAAACATATTCTTCATTTTCATCGAGAATATGCTGGGAAAATTCAGTGTAAATAACATCCTTAAAGACTGTATGGACCATACGTGGATTTGCCTTGGTCAATAATTTAAGAGCGGGGACTGCGGTTTTAAGATCCTTTTCTTCAGGATACGTCTCCGAAATATCTTCAAAGAAGGCTACCAGTTGATCACAAAAGATACGAAGAGGATCGCGCCCTGCCATTGCCATTACTAATCTATGCACGTGATTGTTTAGATTGTTTCTATCGCCTTTGAATGACACCCTTTACATCGAGATCACGTGCAGAGCGATAGCGCTCTAGAGCATCTTCCATTGCCTTTGCCTTTGCAGATTGTTGGGCCCCACCCGCCGAAGCTGCCATGATATTCCCGGGAACAGTGCGAGAATCGGGTGCAGTCATGGTGGATAGATCATTCAGAGAGGCCATAGATCCGGTAAGACGGCTTGTATTGCCTGTATCTTCACCAATAAGGGCCAAGCCATCATCATAGGAATCGCCGCCAATAAAAGCCATCGGCCCTTCCAGCATTCCTCCGGCTGATTTTGCACCCGCCGCAGATCCGGCTGATCCCGATGTTTGCATCCGACGCTCCGACAGCCAATTCATTACATTCCCATCCGTTCGGGGTGCGGACTCTCCTTTTATCATAAGAGTCGGCACCGCCTTGACATAGGGAGGAAGAGCAGGACGGGGGCGCCCCGCCTGTGCATCCACGCAGACGAATTGAAATTCCTTTGCGAACTGCGTCTTGGAAATTTCTTCAAGAAACATCTGAGAATAGCGACACCGGGTGCTATAAAAACAGAGATGGCTCATTATTGGTTACTATGGTTTTTGATCGAACAGATGGACGCAATATAATAGCAAAGGTGAAACCTGCGCCTCTTAACAGAAGAGTCGCATGATGTTTACCAACTATAGCTCTGAAGGACCACCTCTCTTGACTGATGCTTCGGAGAAGATCCGCGCACGATTTACGCTGGAAGGAGTAGATACTACTGTTGCAAATACACTCCGTCGATCTATCTTAGCCTCTACGAAAAGTGTCGGGTTTCGGGCCGATTTGTCAGATGCGGCCAATCCGGGTATTGCAATTCGCAAGAACACCACGGTGATTTTCAATGAAATGTTGGCGCATCGTATTACTCTGATCCCACTTGCCGTACAGCGGATAGCAGAATTTGATCCAAAGAGTATCGAATGCCATCTATCGGTGAAAAATACGGGTGCCTCAATCCTACAGGTAAAGGCATCCGATTTCCGAATTGTGCGAAAGACACTGGATGGTGAGGAGGATATTCCCTCATCTTCCCTCTTTCCACCAGATCCAATTACCGGGGATACATGTCTCATCACAAGTCTCCGCCCGGCAGCAGGGGCGGCTATTGAAGAGATTGATCTTACAGCGTATCCGGTTGTTGGCGCGGGAGAACAATTTATGGGGTTCTGCCCCGTATCACAGTGTTCGTATGGCAATACAGAGGACCCCGATCCTGTCCGGCAGGATCAATTCTTCTTCGAGTGGTTGGCAGAATTCAAAAAGATTCCTGATCCGGCAGCAGTTCCACCCGAAGTTGTGGCAAAGCACAAAGTGGAGTGGAGGACAATGGCGGTTCAGCGGTGTTTCAAGATCAGTGACGTAACGGGTGAACCCGACTCCTTTGACTTTGTAGTAGAAAGCGTAGGCATGAGATCGATTAAGGATATTGTGGCAGAAGGAATTCAGGCCGTCATTGACTTGGTCACGCCCTTTTCTACTACTGCAACGCCCTCTTCCGAGTTGGGAATCACCACGCAGCCGGTGGATAGTCGTATGACAGGAGGCATTGATGTAAATATTGCAGGGCATGAACATACCCTTGGTAATTTGCTTCAGAGCATGATTACAGCAATTTATCTCGATACGGAAGCACCCGATGCGCCAATTACGTATGCGGCCTACAAGGTGCCTCATCCGCTCCACAAATCCGTCCGCCTTCGCCTGGGCATTCGGGAAGGTATTGCAGCAGACCCGGCCATTGTCGCCAGGCAAGTGATTGCGATGGGGGCGCAGAGGACTATTCAGATCTTTCAGGAATTGGCACGAGCCTGGGCTGCGGACAAGGGGGCCGCGGCCCCTCTTCTCGCAGAAGGATAATCGAATCATATGCTAGATGTATGGAACACTTGCTATGTTTTTGGCCCTGCTTGTAATTGCTGGGCTCTTAGTCCTCATGCGCCCTGGTACCGCTGCACCGGTAGAACCCTTTGCTGTTGCAGCGGTTAATTCGATTCTAGTACCGGCCTGTACGGAGCGTTCCACTGCAGCGCAGAGCCTTTTGTCCCGTGTTGCAACAGTGGAGACTACAGAGGCAAATCAGGGCGATAAGGAAGAGCTTCGATTACTTGTCAGTAAACTCTGTTGCTTTGAGGCAGATATAAATACACCTGCTGCAGGAACCTATCGTACACTGCCCTTGCAGTTTCGCACAGCGCATGATATGGAACCGGCTTCTACACTGGTGGGTCGCTGTTTGAGGGATTCCCTCCGCCCCAGAGATATTGAGCTGATTATGGAGAAGTTTGAGCGGCGCGGGAAGGAATTAGTGGCTCGTGTAGTAGATCCGAGTGAACTAGTGGCCGCAACCAGTGAATTTTTGAATATTACGGCCTCTCTCCGGGCAGCAATGCAAGGGCAGTGCTTAGTTAAGCAACCGAGACTAGATACTCCGGCAGGGCCGAGAGATATTGGATTCTGGGAATCTCAAAAGGTTGGCGGCCTAGCGGAGTATAAGGGAATCAGTGCCTCGCCGTAATAATAGGTGCTAGTAGTAGGATATCATGGACAACGCGGCCCTTTATGAAAAGTGTATGGCGGCTACCCGGATAGTCAAAGGAGATCAATACGCACATGAGCTATGTCAGGCTTCCGTCTACGGAAACATAGGTCAGATGATGGAGGTACGATCAAAGTCAAGGTCGCGAACAAGGTCGAAAACAAGATCCGCGTCAAAATCTAGACGGAGCCGGGGAAGAGCATCACGAGCAAGATGAGGAGACCAAAGGTCTCGAGCAGTGAACGCAGGGGTTTTACGGCTGGAATTACGTGCGTTAACACACGATTCCAGAGGAGCTGAATAATGAAGAGCTGAATAACAACAAGTACCAGGACGACTAGGAGGCCCACTAGGAGACCATTTAGGTCATTTGAGGTTGAGGCGGAAGATCCACTAAATCCCTCTTTGACGGAAGTTACAATCGAGCTGTAGCTGGGCATTCTACCCCTTGTTTCTATTTTTTGTAGTCCGGTTCAGACTCTTACAGAGTAAGAGTTAGTAACGGCCTCTATTTAGAGGCCGGTTCGGGCTACTAGCGCAGCTAGTGGACAGTGCTCCCCTCTACTTAGAGGTGGGCTCGAGCATCAGACTCTCCTGCACCTTCAGAGGTCGATGTTCCTCCAAATAGGCCGCACATGCCGCTGCAGCGGCCGCGTCACCCTTAAAATAATCCGTCAAGGCCCCTACCAAATATTTCTTTGTCAACGCGGCCTTGACAGTCTTGGATCGGGCCATTACAGCCCCTGCGGAAATCTTTAACTGACCAATCTTTTCTCCCTTCATGACCTTCATGATAAGTGCACGAAGTGTCTTGACACGATTACGCTTCTCCCTGATTTCAGCAGATAATGTATTCATATCATCCTGTGTTTGCATCCATTCCTTGACGAGACCAGGCAGCTGCGCTGTACCAACTTCATCGCCCATTACTTCTAATGTATCCATCTCTACTTTAGACTGGTATCTAAAAGGTGAAAAGGTTGACTTGGGCCCATTGGCCTCAAGTAACACCATGAATGACTATGATACTGCCATGGTGCGAAAATTCCTAACAGCCCTTCTTGTACGGAGAGCGCAGCGTCATCTCAAGACTCTAGCTACTCTATATGGCTGGAGCCCTGATATGATGGCCGACTATGAGACCCGATTCATCAAGCCGGGTGATATTGCATTGTCCTTGAAGCTTAACTAAAAAAGAGACGAATACGGTCCCGAATTTGAAGACGGCACAAATAACAAGCTGTCATCTGTGTTTTGCAACAGTCATCGCAAAAGGTATGCCCACAGGGGGTCACCGCGACAGAGACTTCCTTATTCATGCAGATCGTACAAGTCGGGGCTGTCTGCCTTTGAATCTGCATAAGATTTACCGAGGATCGAAGGGCGGCAAAACGTTTGCTTTGATTGACTACTTCCTCATAGTCTTCCTTGAGCGATATTTTGCTCAACACTGACTGCAGATAGGTCCCTACGGCTACCGTCATAGGTTCCAACTCAGGAGTAGGTTCCAGAAACATGAGTTCATTCACCCGTTTCGCGATAGCATCAAACCGTTTCAGCTTTTCCTCAAGTCTATTCTCAGCAAGGCCGAGCGCAATGGCACTATTTACATATAGTCGCGTGGTCTTCTTTTGAATCTCTCGAAGAGACTCCAGAGAAATCCCTAACTCTCGCTCAAGATCAGTCGCTGTAGGAGTCAAGTCACGGGAAAGCCGAAGATCATTTATCGAGGATGTAAAGCTCCAGGTGGGGCGTGAATACCGGTTCAGAACTTCTTGACAGCGGCGATGTACTTCATCCGCTGCAGATCCAGATATATCCGCCACTAGGAATTGTAGCATATGTGTTGTCTGGCTGGTCATGCAATCCTGTAGCTGCCTTCGCCATTGGCGCAGGAATTGCCGATCATCCGGAGTTGCGATCTGAATCTCATGAAGATTCCGTGCAGTAATATTGCGCATGGCCGTTAACATAGGCGAGGAAGCTGCAGAAGGTGGTAAATCCTCCATTGAATCTAGCCCTTGCATCCTCCTTGGTAGATCCCGGGATTTTCTACCTTCACTCAGAACGCCACCAACATGAAGGAATCGGTAGGTATATAGACAGAATAGCGATAGCCCAGGAGCTGTAACTCAATTAAAAAGCCAAAGGAAAGATCTAGAATACGCCCCAGTTCTTTGTAGGAATAGGGGCCGACCTGAGATCCATTAAGGGCAGCCGCGAGATATTCCCCCTGCTGCCGTGCATTTTGAGCTGTGGGAGGTCCACGTCGGGCCGAATCTCCCATAATAAATACATCAGATGATCCGGTTAATTGAAGAGAGTCATTTACGGATCCTGGAAGGGCTCGAACAAGGGGAACTGGTTGCACTCCACAGGTCCAGACTAGGAGATCATTAGTTCCATAGAGTATAGCTCCTTGTTTTGTACGAATCGCGCCTTTCGTAATTTCAAGAATAGCAGATCCCCGCAGTATATTGATACCATTTTCTACAAGAACTTTCTCAGCCTTCCTTTGCATAGCCGATGAAAATCCGGGTAAGATCTGATCGGTGGCTTCAATGATGGTTACAGAGTGCCCCAGATATCGGAGGCGCCCTGCCAACTCGATCCCCGTGGGCCCCGCCCCCATGACAATTACCGATTTCTTTGTATACAGCTGAGTTGTTAAATTTACCAGATCATCCTCTGTTTTAAACATATGGCAGAATTGTTTGACTCCAGGGATTCGAAAATCATTGGGCTCAGACCCGGCAGCAACGATCAGAATATCATAAGGATAGCCTCTCTGATGACCCTGAAGTAGATTTGCTGAGAGATCGATTGCCGTGCAGGTATCTTTTATGATAGGGATCCGTGGTCCCGTAATCAAAGAAGTGGGTATCTTTAAACGCCCCACAGCGGCTACTAGATCTGGTTGATTGAGGCGGCCTGGCCGCTCCGAAATGATCTGTATATCATATTTACGGCTATCAATATGATTGATAAAAGCATGAGTTGCCCAGCCGTATCCTACAATTGTTAATTTTCTCCTTGGATGCTCCAAGTTTTGTTGCCTGTCAAATATATCTGATAGCCATGAGCCAAGGACTGAAAATGTGCGAAACATTACTGAATGAATTGTAAATATAAAACCTATAATACCTTAGAGAATGCCAATCAATCCCGCTTCGAATCGGACGGCGCAGAAGCGCTACTGCTTGACGGAAGGTCAGGGGAAGAGCAGCTGTTGCGATGGCCCCCCTGGCCCCCCTGGGCCTTCCGGGCCCAGTGGTCCCCCCGGCACAGCCGATATACCAGGGGAACTATGGGAGATTCTATACAGTGATGGCCAATCAGGTGCCAGTGCTTCTCCTTTCTTTACCTATGATGCAATTTACGACAATCTTGCAGTGGGAGAAGGTGTTATAGGCTATCCGAAGTACCAGATGCCCGGATCCCACCACATCGCAATCGGCACGGGCGCTGGAGCTACCCAGTTAGGTGCCTATGATATTGCACTCGGTTTCAATGCTGGTTATTTACAAACCGGTGGCTCCGGAATTGCCATTGGCCGTAATGCAGGATCTCTTCAGAGTGGTAATTCCGTAGTTGCCATAGGCTCTAATGCAGGACAAAATCAGAGTGGGGCGGGAGCGATTGCTGTTGGCTCTGCTGCTGGGCAAGGCAGCCAATCCACTAACGCGATAGCAATTGGCACAGCGTCTGGTAATACACAGGCATCCAATTCAATTGCGATTGGTACTTCGTCTGGTAATACACAGGCGTCCAATACGATTGCCATAGGCCCTTCTGCCGGTTTAAACCAGGCAGTAGACAGTATTGCTCTTGGTCGCCAGGCGGGACGGAATCAACAGGTCAGTGGCGCTATTGCCGTTGGTAGCAGTGCAGGATACAGTTCGCAGACAAGAGATACCATTGCAATTGGAACAAATGCCGGTTATACACAGAGTGGTGTAGAAGGCATAGCAATTGGATTTGCTGCTGGTTATAGTCAAAGTGGTACAAACGCCGTTGCAATTGGATCAGATGCGGGTACAACACAAAGAGGCACTGCTGTTATTGCGATTGGTCAGGGTGCCGGATTTTTGCAAGATAGCGGTGCTAGTAATGCAATTGCGATAGGTAGTACTGCCGGAACATTTCAATCGGCCCCTGGTGTTATCGCAGTGGGCTACAATGCGGGGACAAGCCAGTCAGGAGCCAATGCCGTCGCAATTGGTTCCAGTGCAGGAAACCTACAGACGGGTCCAGGCTCCATTGCGATTGGTCTGGCGGCCGGTGATAATCAGTCTGGCCAGGGCTCTATTGCGATTGGTATTGCAGCCGGTGATACGCAATCGGGTCAGGATGTAATTGCCATTGGCACAAATGCAGGAGCTTCCCAGGTGGGGACGGCCACGATCGCTATAGGCCAAGGAGCAGGAAACAGTCAATCTGTAACGGCAACGAATACACTCGCAATAGGTACGAATTCTGGAGCAGCCCAGGATGCATCAGGATCGATTGCTATTGGGTACGCATCCGGCGCAATTCAAGAGGAAAAGGCCATACATTCCATTGCGATCGGTTCCTTTGCCGGGGCGTGGCAACGAGCATCTGGTGCAATTGCGATGGGTCTGAACGCGGGTGCCATCCAAAGAACACCCAATCCAGATAATACTCCTTCAAATGCGATTGCGATTGGTACATCTGCAGGAGCTCAACAGAGAGACTCCAATGTTATCGCAATTGGTCTCCAGGCAGGTGCCCTTCAGGACGTGGGTTCAGACGATTCAATCGCGATTGGCACTCAGTCCGGGGCCCAACAATTGGCAAAGGAAGTCATCGCTATTGGAAAGGGGGCTGGAGCCCTGCAAGAGGGAGGCGCGGATGGCTCTATTGCGATTGGTTCTGCAGCTGGAGCATATCAGTCTGGTAATGCCGTCATTGCGATTGGTGTTTCTGCAGGTGGCAACCAGGATGATGAGGGAATAATTGCAATAGGGTACCAGGCGGGAATAAATCAGGCCAATGCAGGAGGTGCCATTGCAATTGGCCAGAGATCCGGTGTCCGTCAACGAGGCGATGCAGTGATTGCGATAGGTAAAGAAGCAGGGCCGAATCAGCAGTATCAAGGAGAAATTGCGATTGGATACAAGGCAGGATCAGTAAACGGCGGCGCTACAGATTCCATAGCAATTGGTTCAAATGCAGCTGAGAATCAGAGCACAAGCGCCAGTGATGGCATTGCCATTGGCAAATTAGCGGGGCAGAATCAATCGGGGGCTGGTAGCATTGCGATTGGGCCTAGCACTGGAGTAAATCAGTCAGCATCGAACGCAGTTGCTATCGGATATAATGCAGGGCAAAATCAAGCAAGTGATAATGGTATCGCAATTGGCAACGGCGCAGGGCTAAACCAGGGCAGTAATGCGGCCGCGAACGATATTGCAATTGGAACAAGTGCGGGACAAACCCAGAGTGGCTATCAGACGATTGCAATGGGATTTGAGGCCGGTTTTAATCAAAGTGGCCATGCCGTGATCGCAATTGGTTCCAATGCCGGTGAGACACAATCAAATGATAATGTTATCGCGATAGGTACAAATGCGGGGCACTTACAGAATGGGCTACAGGGGATTGCGATTGGTAGTGGGTCAGGGGCTACACAGACATCAAAGGCTGTCAATGCCATAGCCCTTGGTACATCTGCCGGTGTTTTACAGGATGCTCGAGGTGTGATTGCGATTGGACAAGAATCCGGTGCCAGTCAGACTGCTACAGATGTAATTGCATTGGGAACCCATGCTGGAGCCTCTCAGACAGCCGAATCTGTTATTGCCATCGGCAACCATGCAGGAGAGGCCCAGTCAGGCCTATACAGCATTGCTATGGGCGATTATGCAGGTGATACGCAGAGTGGATCTGGCGTCATCGCTATCGGTCGCGTGGCAGGTGCACTTCAAAGTGGCACAAATACGGTTGCAATCGGAACCTCATCCGGTGCATCACAGACAGCCACATCCGTTATTGCCCTCGGCAACCATGCCGGCGAGACACAGTCGGGCAACTACAGTATTGCAGTGGGCGATTCTGCCGGTGACACGCAGACTGGATCGGGCGTTATTGCGGTTGGCCGTATAGCAGGTGCACTTCAGAGTGGTGCAAATGTTGTCGCGATTGGCACTGCAGCCGGTGCTTCTCAGACCGGCACTGATGTAATCGCAATCGGTACAAATTCTGGTGCTATTCAAGCAAACGCAGCCTCCATTGCGATAGGTCTAAATGCCGGCGCGAGTGGCGGCTCCGCTGTAGCAATTGGTAACTCTGCAGGGCAGATAAATCAAGGATTTTATACCGTTGCGGTTGGTATCAATGCTGGGCAAACGAACCAGTCCATCAATGCCGTAGCAGTCGGTTCCTCTGCAGGAAATACTGGTCAAGGTGACAACAGCATTGCAGTCGGTGTGAGTGCAGGGCAGACTAATCAATCTAATAATGCGGTAGCAGTCGGCATGTCTGCAGGGCAAACAAATCAGCAGCAAGATACCGTAGCGATTGGGCGAGTTGCAGGAAATACTTCTCAAGGTGACAGTGCCGTGGCAGTTGGTTTACAGGCAGGAAATACCAATCAATCCGCATATGCGGTAGCGGTTGGCAGAGATGCAGGTAAAATAACGCAGGGGTCACAAGCGGTAGCGGTAGGATCTGCAGCGGGTACAGACCAGCAGCAAACATATGCAGTGGCAGTTGGTTATGCGGCCGGAAATAGTTTACAAGGGTCCTCTGCTGTTGCGGTGGGAAGAGAAGCGGGGCAGAATAATCAGGGTCAGAATACAGTTGCTGTTGGAGTATTTGCAGGAAAAGTGGATCAGGATACGAATGCAGTTGCCGTAGGATATGCAGCAGGTAGCCAAAATCAAAGCCTCTCTGCCGTCGCAGTCGGTCCTTTTGCAGGTCAGAATGACCAGGGTCCCTCCGCTATAGCAATCGGCCTCTCTGCTGGTACTATCAACCAAGGGGAATCCTCCATTGCGATTGGCAACCAAGCGGGAGCTACAGGCCAACAGAATCATGCAGTAGCAGTCGGCACTTCCGCTGGTAACACCAACCAAGAAAACTATGCCATCGCCCTGGGTTACCAAGCTGGGCAGACTAATCAGCAGAGTCATGCTGTTGCATTGGGTACCTCTGCCGGTAACTCT